AATTATTTGAACCTGTTGTTGCTACTCCAGCTGGAACTGCTCCTGCAAATGAAGATGTTGGTACTTGTGTATTTTGTCCTAATGAATTACCCACCCATGCATATCCATTTTGTAGTGATGCAGTAAATCCTGCACTTGCACTCAATGGAGTTAACACTGCTACTCTACCATCCGTATAGTTTGCCTTATTTTGGAAACCAAATACCGCAGGGTAAGTATCACCAGCAGTATTGTTTACATAAAATGCCGGGCCAGTTGACCATTCAGTAATTCCGAATACAGATGGGTCTACCGTAAATCCTATTTCATCAACAGTTACTGAGTCTTGTGTATAAATTGTTGATGGAAACATACCACCATTATCTGTTGCATTTCTAGTACTAATACTATTTCTATTGATTGTAGTAGTTCCTGCTGAGCCTGATACTGTAATTCTTGGTGCAGTTGTTCCACCTGTTGCAGATGAGGAAACAAATATTTGTCCTACAACCGTCAAATCAGTTGTTGCACTACCACTAATTGTTACACTACCACTAATAGTTTGATTACCTACGAATGCGTTACTACCTGTTGTAGCGAATGAGCCTGTATTTATTGTAGTACCACCAGCTATTGATGAAGATGGTATGTTTTTCCAAAGTGATGAAGTTGCTTCATAAACTAATAAATCACCTTGTAATGGATTTGTTATTCTAATTCGTTTAATTCCCATCCATTGGATATGTTAACGAACATTGAACCATTGTTTGATTGTACTCTAAGTACTTCACCCAATACTACTATTTGTAAAGGTGCTTGCGGTGCTACGTTTGTGAATTGACCTGAAGATGATAGATATAATAAATCACCTGCATTCATTCCCTGTGTATTTATACCAACTAATTTACCAATTACAGTTACATCACCATATTGTCCGCTTACTGCGGTGTTTGCTAATACACCTAATGTATTAGATGAGTTTACTTCAGTATCGTAAGATGCAGTATTGAATTGAGGATTATCTCCATTTGCTCCACTAATTCTTACAACAGTACCAATAGGTAAAGTAGATTGGTTAGCGTTTATAGCAGATACAATTACTTCTCTAGCTATTGATGCGGTTACTGCATATAGTGATGAAGATACAGCCATAGAGGATGTAACTGCGGAAGTTATGTAAGAAGATGTTGCTGCGTTTAAACTATTCAAAGAGTTTTGTGCACTTGCTGTGAAAGCGTTTGTACCTGCTACAGAAGCAGTAAATGCATTAAGAGCTGATATATCAGTTGAACCACCTGCTGAACCTGTATTAACAGTTACATTAAAAGTACTACCATTACCTTTTGTAAATGTAATAGTATTAAGATTTGCCGATGCAGTTGTTAATAAAGAGCCTGTATCGTATGTGATAGTAGATAAATTAGCAGCAAAGATGTTTCCACTCGCACTAATATCTCCCTGCGCATTAACAGATATGTTTAAAGTATTACCTAATCCATCCTGTAAATCAGTATAAGAAGATGAAATAGTCGTATCACTACCCAAATGGATAAGTGATATATAACTTTGTGAAATGTATTGGTTTGCTAAACTTCCCATTTATATTTATTTTATTTTAATCAAATTGCCACACTCTATATGCTACATCAGGGCCTGAACTCCAATTTTGTGGTGTTGTACCCCATACCTGCGGATTTGTCCATAAATCACAAACTGCACAATTTTCAAAATCCGTATATGGTAAAGCAAGTATTGGTAAATTCACAAAGTTATATTCATCATTATTTGTGAATGTATCAACAATAGTATAACACTTATAATCATAATAAGTAGTAATATCCCTTGATGAGTTGGGTGTTGTTTTACTTGCGAATACCTGTCCAACGCTACCACTACCATTTAAAGTAGCTCGGTATTGTGTGCCCGTATCGCAATCTTGGATTATGTAGCCAGAGCCCGAAGGGTTAATTAAAAAAAAAAGGCAACGATTTCTATCGTTGTGAGTGGTGAGTGTAAATGTGGCCACCCAACCGGCTAATCCATTATTGTATTCTTCTGCGAATGCTACGCAGGTTATATCATCGTTTATATCAAACCCTTGCACACCTCTTTGTGTATAAGATGTTAAATCGTTTATGATACCTAAAGTATTTGCGTGTATATCTACTACATCATCTACTCCATAGAATGGAATAGTTTGTGCGTTAACACTTCCTGATGATTCGTTATTCTTATTCTTAATCTTGTCAGCAACAGTCAGCTCAATCGTATAATTGGTAATATTTGTACCAAAGTTAGATTCAGTAATGTTTATGTTACCAATTGGATAAGCTGGGAATTGGTCTACATCTATCTTTGTAATATCTCCTTGAGTTACTTCAGAAATAGATGGGTGATTACTCATTATTGTTTTAAAATAATTTAAAACATTATAGTATAATGAGAAATTTGTACCTGAATTATGAACGATTTGACTCATAGTTTATTATAATTGAATTCCACCAAAATATTGATTCGATTGGTCTGGGTAAATCTGCGTTTGATTTCCTACTGATTGTAAGTATTGTGGTATTTGGTTACTATATGCAATCAAATAGTTTTGTAATCTTAAAACGTAGTAATCGGCATTTGTTTGTGCCTGTTGTTTAAGATAATCTATTTCAGATTTAGATGGTGTTTCTCCTTGCTCACTCTTCTGCTTTACTGCACCATTAGATTTGAATTGTACTGAACTAAATGGAATATACTCAACGCATGAATACCAAATAAGAGTATTCTTAATATGGTCATTCAATAAGTCCTGATAATATACAGACAAACTACCAACAGTACCTGCTTCTATTTCAGCTTGTAGGAATTCGAATAGAACAGTACCTAAAGCGTTCTTTAAATACTTATCCTGCGCAGTTCTTACAAATGGTAATAGAGCATCTGCATCAATAGCACCCTGTAATGGTGTATTCTTAATGATATCGTTTCTTGTTATAAATAGTGCGTATGCCATATGGTTTATTAATTAAATTCTTTTGTAAAAAATGCTGATTGAGTTCCTACCCTTCTAATAAAATCTATTTCACTCATATCTTCTGCTTTATTTGGTAGTGGTTCAAAATCAGTTTCATCTCCACTATCTTCAGTTATTGCAGGATTCTCTAATGATTCGTTTGTTTCATCTTCTACTTGCGCTACAGTCTTACCTGTTTCTTCAGCAGTTTGTGAAAGAATTACTAAAGGAGTTAATTGCTCAAAATATAATTGTGTATCATCATATCCACCTTCTGTCAAAGCCATATCCAATGTATTTAAGATAAGGTTTTGGAATGGAGATATTGTCATTGTTTGCATAATAGAGAAAGCCGTTTTCATTTCTTCTGATTGAGAAGAGAATCCATTATTAGCAGTACGAATACCAAACAATAAAGGAGATGTTACTCTATGTGCAACTAAGATTCTATCTTGCGTATATTCAGCAACATAGTTATATTTCTCATGTAGGTTATCAATATTAATCGCATCAATTGTAGGTTTGGTCGCTGGGTCATCATTAAAAGATAACATAAAACGTCCAGCGTTATCTGTGCCAGTAAATTTAGCTTGAACCAAATCTTCAATAGTTTGTCTTTCTTCAGGAGCCGGTACACCATTATTAAAGTTTATCATTACTGCCGGTAAGAATCCATTAGTAATGTTATTCAAATGTAAGTTAGATATCTCACCTTCTGAAATTGAGAATTGCATTGCTGCTACCCAATCAGGCAGAGAATAATAGTATAACCCTGGACAATAGTTCTTTATATAAAGGATTTCCATTTTCTCATTCGATGTGCCGAATGCAGGAATCTTCTTTTTATCTTTAATCTTTCTTTGGTCATTCCAATCTACACAATAGTAGTAGTTTTCAATACGTGGAGATGAACCAATCTTTTCTGCTCTTAGATATTGAACAGGTGTGTGGTAAAATTTAATTACCTTAGTATGGTCATCATTCCAATATACTTGGTATGCAGCATTGCCATATAATTTTAAATCAAATGATACTCTCTTTGTTTCTTCTTGCGGAATTAACTTCTGCAATATTTTATCATATGCAGGATTTTTAGAATATACACCTTTACCAAATATCAAATCAGCAATACCTTCAACACAAGCTGAATTTGTAGTAGATACATTGTATGCCATTGTAGTAGCATCAAAGAAATCATCATGCCCATAAACACCAAACGGAATCCATCCATATCTGGTCTTTGTATCTTCAGTTATAATTGGTAGCTGATTGTTATTAACATTTACAATCGAAAATTTTTGTGTTTGTTTCATATTAATCCATTATAATGTATCTATTCTCCGATTGATGAGAGATATATTGTTGATTTTGATTTTCGTAAACTGATTTATCAATTGTTCCAGATGCGTATACCTGAATAGAACCATTCCAAATAGGTTCAGTAGAGCCACTATTAATTAAGGTTGCTCTATATTCAGAACCAACTATTGCACCGCTTATAGAAGCAGTAAATGCTATAATCGATTCGTACCCATTATAAGTTATTCCACTCAATGAAGCAGTGATATTATCCAATAGATACATATCCTGCAAACTCATTGTAAATTGATTACTTGATGTAGGTTGTGTTCTAAATGTATATTCGTTGGATTGAGATATATGGTAAGCCAGCATTATCTATGATTTATCTTGTCTTTATCTAATAATAACATCGATTTATCCATAAATAGTTAAAACAAAAAAAGAGCACACCCGTTAGAGTGTACTCTTTAATATTTTAATGCTATACTGAATTAAGAGTTAGTTCCGTAAACTACAGTGTAGTTAGCGGTTAAACCACCTAATGCGCTAGTTGTTGTCGAACCTGATATAAATGCTGCTGGCAATTTCTCCATACCTGTGAAGGTTGCAGAGTAACCATAAAGGTCACCCATTGCTGCTCCTGTTTGGATAGTTCCTGCTGTCAAATC